TTATTATACTTATTATTATACATGCAAACACAAATGTCAGTTAACTGGTGTGACTCAATATCATATTCAGTAATAGAAAACTCAAATGGTGTTTTTAGCGTGACGATTGAAACAACAGACTCTTTAGATAATTATTGTGACACAGTTGATGTTTATTGGGGGGTTTGTAATAGTGATTTTTGTTTTAGTGGTATTGGTGCATTTGCATCGTTTCCAATAATACAACTTACAGATACAGTAAAAGTATGTTACAATGCTTACATAATGAATCCGCAAGGAGCAGGTACTACAATAATACCTTGCACTAACCAGTGTGATACTGTTGTATTTAATGGGCTAGAGTGGGTTCAATTTCCAATAACAAATAGTGTTGGTGTAAATGAAATACCACTAAGATTAAATAAAAAAATATATAACCTGCAAGGCATAAAACTTTTTAAAGAGCCTAAAAATAAGATTTATATTAAGAATAGAAAGCTGCATTATGAACTTCGTGATTAATACAAGTCAAGACAAACAGAATCTTTTTAATTACTTAAAAGAGCTTAATAGTGATTACATAGTTAAAGTAAAAAAGCAAAGAAACAACAGAAGCAATATGCAGAATAACTATTACTGGGCTTGTATAGTACAACCATTAGGAGAATCACTTGGATATTTTCCTGATGAAATGCACGATACTTTAAAGGTCAAGTTTGCAAGTGAATGGCAAAGCATAGATATAAACGATAAACAGATAGGACTGCAAACAGTTAATAGTACAGCAAGAATGAATACAAAAGAGTTTGAAGTTTATGCAGAACAAATAAGGATTTGGGCTTTAACAGAACTAGGTATAAGACTAATGCTACCAAATGAATATCAATAATGGAATTAAATAAAATACATAATGAAAACTGCCTAGACACTATGAGTAGAATGCTAGATGACTTTGTTGATTTGACTGTTACTTCTCCACCTTACGATAATTTAAGAGAATACAAGGGATATAGTTTTGATTTTGAAAATATAGCAAAAGAACTATATAGAGTTACTAAAGAAGGTGGTGTTGTTGTTTGGGTTGTTAATGATGCTACTATCAATGGAAGTGAAACAGCAACAAGTTTTAAACAAGCATTGTATTTTAAGGAAATAGGATTTAAACTACACGATACTATGATTTGGCATAAAACCAATGCTATGCCTAATATATCAAAGAAAAGATACACCCCTTCATTTGAATATATGTTTATATTTTCTAAAGGGCAGCCGAAAGTATGTAATAGAATTACAGAAAATTGTAAGTATGCAGGGAAAACAATACAAACATATACGACTAATAAAGAAAGTATAATGGGCTATAAAAACAGAAAGGAAACAAAGAAAGTAAAACCATTGCATAATATATGGAGTATAAAAGTATTTGGAACTAATTACGGACATCCTGCTATATTCCCCGAGAAATTAGCAAAAGATCATATAATAAGTTGGAGTAATGAAAATGATTTGGTTTATGATTGTTTTATGGGTAGTGGTACAACTGCCAAGATGTGCATACTTAATAATAGAAAATACATAGGAAGTGAGATAAGCAAAGAATATGTAGATATAGCTAATAAAAGATTAATCAAATACAAAACTCAAAACAAATTGTTTTAGTTTCTATTATATAGTAAGAATTGAATAATCAATCTTTTTCAATTATGGATAAACGAATAAATAACGGTGGTGCTAGAAAAGGTGCGGGGCGTAAGTCTAAGGCAGATGAACAAAGATTAATAGAGAACTTAACACCAATGAATGAAAAGGCGTTAAAGTCTTTAGAACAAGGTATTGATAAAAAAGAACAATGGGCTGTTAAGTTATTCTTTGAATACTTTTATGGCAAACCTCAGCAAAGGGTAGATGTTACTTCAAATGATGAAAGCATTAATATGCCACTAATAAACTTTGTAGAAACTGAATCTGAATAAGAAATATCAAGCACTATTTAATTCTGATGCTCGTTATTTTATAATAACAGGCGGAAGGGGTAGTGGTAAGTCTTTTGCAGTTACAGTATTTTTAACTTTACTTACAATGGCTGAGGGGATCAGAGTATTGTTTACTCGTTATACAATGGTGTCAGCTCATTTATCAATTATACCTGAGTTCTTAGAAAAGATAGGACTACTAGGTTTTGAAAATATTTTTAGTGTAAATAAAGCTGAGGTTGTAAACTTAGGCAATCAATCAGACATATTATTTAGAGGTATTAAGACTTCAGCAGGAAACCAAACTGCAAGTTTAAAGTCATTACAAGGTATTAGTTGTTGGGTCTTAGATGAAGCAGAAGAGCTTATTGATGAAGATATATTTGATACCATAGACCTTAGTATTAGAGAAAAGAATATACAGAATAGAATAATACTTATATTAAACCCAGTTACTAAAGAGCATTGGATTTATAAAAGATTTTTTGAGGACAAAGGCGTAGAAGCTGGTTTTAATGGTTTTAAAGACAATGTATGCTATATCCATAGTACATACCTAGACAACAAAGAAAACCTCTCACAGAGCTTCTTAGAGCGTATTAAGACTATAAAGCATAGGAGTTTTAAAAAGTATCAGCATAAAATACTAGGAGGATGGTTAGATAGAGCAGATGGTGTAGTGTTTAATAATTGGAGTATAGGCGAATTTAATCCTGATGGCTTACAGACTTCTTGTGGTATGGACTTTGGATTTAGTGTTGACCCTGACAGTCTCACAGAGGTCGCAATAGATAAGCGTAAGCAAAAGATATATTTAAAAGAACATATATATAAGAATGGTCTAAAATCACAAGAACTTGCACAGATTATATTAGACAAAGTAGGTCAGAAACTTATAATAGCTGATAGTGCAGAACCTAGACTTATAGCAGATTTAAAGCATTTAGGAGTAAACATTAAACCAGTAAAAAAAGGAACTATTGAAAGTGGCATAACTAGAATGCAAGATTTTGAGTTAGTAATAACTCCTGAATCAACTAATATAGCTAAAGAGCTGAATAATTATATATACAGCGATCGATCCTCGAAATTATATGTAGATTCATATAACCATGCTATTGATGGAATTCGTTATAATGTTATTTATCACTTAGACAATCCTAATGCAGGTAAGTATTTTGTGCAATAGAAAAGCCCCCCACTTTAAGTATTACGACAAGATAATAGAAAGTTTGTGAGGGGCTAGTAACTAACTTGAAAACAAAAACCGTACAAATATATAAAAAAAAATAAAAGAGTAAACTAAATTTGAAGAATTTCTATTATATAATGTATGAAGGTTAAAATTAAGAAGCAGGGCAAGACAAAAGAGTTTAAGTTAATTAGTAAGTGGGAAGATGTAACATTAGAGAAATGGTTAAAACTAATAGACTTTCACAAAGGTACAAAGAGTAAAGAAGCTCAAGAAACAATAGCAGCTTTATCTAATATTCCAAAAGACTTAATTAAGCAGTTGGAATTAAAAGATGTTGCACTTATAATGAGTAAGTTATCTGAGCTTCAAGCAAAACAAGATAGTTCTTTAAAAAGAATAGTTGAGGTAAATGGCAAAAGGTATGGTTTCCATCCTAATTTAGATGAAATAACTTTAGGAGAGTATGCAGACATAGAAACCATGATTAAGAATGATATTGAAAAGAATATGCCTGAAGTAATGGCAATCTTATATAGACCAATAGTTGAAGAAAACAATGATGTCTATACAATAGAAGCTTATGATGGTAATATAACCATAAGAGCGGAAGAAATGAAGAAGATGTCAGCAGAGCAAGTGCAATCAGCACTGGTTTTTTTTTATCATTTAGGCAAAGAATTGTCGCTGACTTTGCCATTATATTTGATGGAACGGCTGAAGGAAATGAAGATGCAATAGCTTCAGAATCTTTTGCAGAAAAGTGGGGCTACTTTGGAATATTTTATAGACTGTGTAATGCTGATATTTCAAAGCTAGAACAGATAACTAAACTTAATCTATTAGAAGCATTTAC